TCAAGGAGTTATGATGCAGACTTTGGTATCCTTCGGTGATGCAATCAAAGCAGATGACAACGGTCGTGTGCGTGGTTACCTGGTGCGCTTCGGCGGCGCTGACCTCGAGGGCGACTACTTCACTGCGTCGACTGATTTCGGACGACCGATGAAGTCTGGCGAGCGTGTTCCGATGAACCTCTACTATCATCACGGCCAGGACAAGCAGGTCGGAAAGTCACGCATCGGAACCGGCTACATCACCATGGACGATAAAGGTCTCTGGTACGAATCGCAGGTCGAGATGGCTGACCAGTATCAGAAGATGATCCAGGAACTCGCGAAGTCTGGCAAGCTCGGATATTCAAGTGGCGCCACGGGTCACATGGTCGAGCGGAAGAAGATGGCTGATGGCCGATACGAAATAACACGCTGGCCAATCGGTGAGGCATCGCTTACACCGACACCAGCGGAACCGATGAACATGGTCAAGTCCTTAAAGGACATGTATGGCGACATGGAGGATTATGGCATGGAAGAAGAGATGATGATTCCAGTCGCGCCTGGCGAAGACGTTGCAACCTTTGTCGAGAACGTCTACGGCGACCTTGATAAGGAAATGGTCCATGAAGGACTTGAGGCGCTCTACGAGCGTCTCTGTGCAGGTGTTACAGCTGCATATGACAGTGGACTCGGCAGTGGACATGTGGATGCCATCATCGATGCATTCGCAGTTCGTGCCAAGGAACTGAACAGCAAAGTAAAGGATCCGGCAGCGGAAGCACAAAGCCTTAAGGCTATGCTCGAGCGTCCGACATCCATCCGAGAAGTGGAGCGACGTCTGCGGGATGCAGTTCGTCTCTCCAGGGCTGAATCGACAAGATTCGCCAAAACCATCTGGGCTGAGCTTCGGGATGAAGCGCCGGCGGAAGATGTAACCATCGTCGACCAACCGAGCGAAGTGGACGAAGCGAAGAACGCTCTCCTCCGCCAGCTCATGATCCTGGAGTTATCCTAATGAATATTGAACAACTCGAAGCACAGCGACAATCCACAATCGCAGCTGCAAAAGAAGTCCTCATCAACGGCGGAGATATGGCCGAAGCCAATCGCCTCCACGCATCCGCAAAGTCTCTCTCTGAGCGCATCGACATGCTTCGCGAGTTCGGCTCCGTGCCTGCTCCTGTCGCATCTGAAGCGCCAAAGTCTGAGCCATGGAAGTCCGGCAGTGTTGTCCGGAATCCATTCCCTGGACCAAAGGCTGAGGCTGACTTCAAAGCATACGCATTCGGCCAGTGGGTTCGCGGCAACGTCCTAGGAAATGCCAAAGCAGCCAAGTGGTGTGATGAGCATGGCGTCAAGTCGCAGACCGAAGGAACGAACTCCGAGGGTGGATTCACCGTCCCTGAAATCGTTTCGAGCAGCCTGATCTGGCTTCGTAACGAGTACGGTGTAGCGCGTCGCTTCTCCCGTATTTACCCGATGACGTCTGACATCCTCAACGTGCCAAACGCGTCCACTTCGACAACCACGTATTACCCTGGTGAAGCAACCGCCATCACCGCGAGTGACATCACCTTTACACAGGTCGCATTGACCGCGAAGAAACTCGCGATCCTGACCATCGTGTCCAAGGAACTGAACGAAGACACCGTCATCGACTTCGGCGCCACATTGGCGCAGGACTTCGCATACGGTCTCGCACTTGCTGAGGATGCAGCTGCATTCCAAGGCGATGGCACATCGACGTATGGTTCGATCACCGGAATCATGCCAAAGATCAAGGGACTGTCTGCAACCTTTGCAAACATCGCCTCGATGGTCGTTGGTGCTACTGGTAGTAACACTGCACTCTCGAGCTTTACCCTGGCGAACTTCCAGTCAATGGTCGCGAAGCTTCAGCCATATGCAAATCAGCCACGCTGGTACATGCATAAGCAAGTGTTCTATAACGGTGTCGCAGACAAGTTGATTGCACTCTCTGGAAACTCGATCCTGGACATCCAGAACGCGTACGGTCCTGAACCAACCCTGTTCGGTATACCGATCAGCTTCGTCCAGAACATGCCGTCGAGTGTAGCTGCATCCAAGACGATGGTCGTCCTCGGAGACCTCTCCAAGGGCGTGGCCTTCGGCGATCGTCGTGGCGTATCGGTTGAGGTCAGTGACCAGGTCAAGTTCATCGAGGACGCGCTTACGTTCAAGGCAACCGAGCGCTATGCGTTCAACGCCTTCGACGTTGGCAACGTGACTGCAACCGTGGCCGATCAGGTCCCAGGTTCGCTCATCGTCCTTCAGTGCGCTGCCGCAGCCTAGTCTGTAGCACCTTCGCAGTCAAGGGGAGCGGGATACCATTCCCGTTCCCTTTTTGTTTTTCATAGGAATCGCTCATGCCACTCACTCGAACTCAAGCACTGGACCGTCTCGCTTGGATGGTTGCCAGCGATCAATATCCGTTCCTGGACAGCACCGCACTACAGCAGCTCGTGGACGATCACGCTCGGTGGGCTGTCTGGTCTGCATCCACAGCCTTCGTGGTCGGTGACATCATCATCCCGACCGTGGCTAATGGCAGACTCTATCAGTGCGTCATTGCAGGGACATCGAGCGCCACAGAGCCACAGTTCCCACAGTGGACCAGGACAACCGGCTACAGCGTCAATGACGGATCAGGTGACCTCTTGTGGCAGGACATCGGACCGGCGAACGTTGAGAGATACGACATCCGTGCAGCTGCGCGACAGGGCTGGATTCGCAAAGCGTCCAGCATCACGCACCTCATCGATGTGAAGGACGGACAGGTCGATGCGAAAATGGCCGTGCTCCGTGAGCACTGTCTCGACCAGGCGAAGCGATTCTCACCGATGGTGTTCGTATGATTCCAGCAGCTTACAGCAATGCGCTTAAGAACGCGATCCAGGCGTATTCGTACGCGGACCGTGTCGCGATCTGGCGAACCGTCAATGCGGCGGATGGCATCGGTGGCGTGTCACAGCACTGGATACAGGTCGCTGAGATCCGTGGCACCATAAGCAACACCGGCGACACCGAAGGTGTGGTCGGTGGCATGATCGAGCAGTCTGGTACATGGACGCTCACGTGCTCACCAGACGTCGAAGTCAAGGCCGATGACAGAATATACACCAGCGGGAATCCTCAGAACCTCGCGCCATATTACGAGGTCATCGGATCAGACTACGGCCACACGAACGCAGTCAGTCAAACCATCGGACTTCGCGCCAGGACAAACGGTTAACTGTATCCACTGCGTGGTGCAAGCTTCGACTCCATCGCACCATGATAAAGGTGAAGTTATTGATGGGGTGTATGCATGAGTCCTGAGATGTGGGTCCAAATCGGAATACAGGCGTTTATTACGACGGTATCAATCGGTGCCGCTTGGGTCGCACTACAGGTCAGGCTGACGCGCCTGGAGACTCAGGTGGCACACATCATCTCGACGCTTGATGGACAGCAGCAGGAAGTGCGCCGCATCGAGCAACGGCTCGGTAAACTTGAGAACAAAGTTTCAGCCCTGGAGGCGATCATACAAAGATGAACAGTATCAGCATCAAAAGACTCGTGGTCGTTGTGATCGTGGCTTTTACAGCTGCTTTTACTTCCGTTTTCGGTGATGGCATCCGCACAAGCGAAGCACACGACATCAGCGAGCTCGGCGCAGTGTTGGCACTCTACGGCTCCAAGGCGGTAGCGGCGGGTGTCTCCGCTGCGGTGTCTAGTGTGCTGGCGTTCTTGACGATGCCTTTCAAGGGTACGGGAATCAATGCGCTGAAGGTGGGCAAATGAACTTCCAGAACTTCTCGGTAGTCAAGGAGCCAGCACCGTCTACAGACTGGCGTGTCTTTGGTGACATCTACGACAATGAAGGCAATCTTATAGGCACATTCGGTGTTGATGGAACCGGTGTTAATCAGTGGTGGGTCACTCAGGATGAACAGTTTCAGTCGCAGATTGTTGAGCAGTTTAGTCTTGTGATGGCACAACAAATCGTGTCTGGGGCGGCTGAATAATGGCAACGTATTATGTGTCTACAACAACAGGCAACAATGCAAACAATGGCACGAGCGCGGCTACGCCTTGGGCTACATTGGCATTTGCTCTCGGTGCGGCATCTGGTACTAACCCCGGATTAGTTGGTGGCGATATCGTTTACGTTGCTCCCGGTTCATACAACGAATCCGTTACCGTTGGTATGACATCTGCAAGCAGTGAAGTTCAGATTCTTGGTGACCCTCAAAACTTACAAGGATTTCCAAGTGTAACGGCCGGACTTGTTTACTGGTACAACTCTAGTTATTGTTTGCTTGCAACAAGCAAAAATAACCTGACATTTAAGAACATATACTTTGAACGTCAAAACGTTGGGATAGTCGGACTTTATCTTGATAATTGTTACGGTTGGACTTTTCAACTTTGTGTATTTGGTACATCGGTCGTCTTTACGGTGGCACAATCTACAGCGTTAAACCTGACGGTGGATAGATGTATATGGCCTCACGTATATATCTCAAATCGAGCCATTACAATCACCGGTGCATCTGGTGCAAACTACGACATTACAACTGTCATAAAAGATTGTTTAGTTGTTGGTCAAGTTGGCATTTTAGCGATGAATGGAAACATCGGAGGAGTGACAGTTACAAACTGCACGATTCTCACGTACGACCAAGCCATTCGCAATATGTCTACAAATACTACGCACAAACTAACAGTGAAAAACTGTTTGATTGTTTCGAGTACTGCTATTTTTGCTGGTACATCTGGAACCACTGTAGGTGATTTTAATCATCGTATACAGGGCGGCGTTACAAACGTTACAGAAACAAATACAATCACGACTATTCAACTTGGATTTGATGCTGGATATGCAAGGCTAACTAATTTAGGTCTAAACGACTTCTTCGGATCGTATCTGGCATCGCCAAACCTTGGAACTGGTACGGCTACAGGCGCACCTGCAACGGACCTGTATGGCGTTACGTGGGCTGCAAACCCAGACATCGGAGCAGTAACGTATAAAGTACTCTCTGGTGTTTACACGCCAACAGAGCGCAATGCTGGAGTTATTACCATCGCTCCAGCAAGCACCTCACAGTCCATTGAACTTTACTTAGGTGTAACAGGTCTGACCTTTTCCACGAGTGGTCTAGCGGCATACTACGTCCGCAATAGAGAAGCACCGGTGGCTATTACGCTGGTCACGCAGACACCTACAGGCGCGTGGTCATCTGGTGGCTTTGCTGAGATATCTTCGAGCCTCGTGCCGGGCGTGTATCGTTTGGATGTTCCTAATGCCGCATTTGCCGCTGGTGCATCTGATGTCACGATCGTGGTCAGAGGTGCAAGCGGTACGAACGGCGCGGTGATGACGGTCACGCTTTCATCTGGTGGCTTGACATCAGCGCAGACAGCCGCAGCGGTGCTTGACGCTGTTGGTTCCTCTTATGTCACCGCTGGCTCGATTGGTTATTCAATCCAGAACAGCAACGTGGCAAGCATCAGCGGTAGCACAGCGGCAGCCGATGAGCTCGAAGGCGCTCTACTTCACAACGGCACGGACTACATCTCCGCTGATCTGTTGACGCCAGTGTCAGCTGCGACAAGCGTACACATCGGACCTTATCAACTCCTGGCTGATGGCTTAGGCGCTGATCAACCACTCGATGTCAATGTCGGCACGGCCACATCCATCGATGTCCAGGTCACTGATGCTAACGGCACAGGTATCGACATCACTGGCGCGACAACATCGGCTAAGGTCTACAGCTCAGCGGGGACACTCGTGGCGACATATAGTGGCACTGCGACCTATGCGGACAATGGGCGCCTATCATTCGGCTTGACGACTACGGTGACCAACACGTCTGGCACGTACACTGTGCTTGTGACCAGGACAACCGGAGCGACCGACACGCAGATCTTTGGACCGCTGAGATTGTATGTGAGGCCAGTATGAGTGTGAACATCATCAACATCACCGAAGACCCGGAACAGGTTGTGCAGCTCGCAGCCTGGACGGGTGACTGGCACACGTACGTGGTGCGATTGGTGGATTCAAACGGGTCTCCGATTGACATCACGACAGGCACTCTCGCGGCGACATACACGACAGCCGCCACAGGCGTCGCGTATTCGTTCGGTGGAGGAAGCGCCACGCTCACGAAGTCTCTGTCCTCACAGGGCATTGTGACGGTCCTCAACCCTGCTGCGTACCCAACAGCAGCTGTGATTCGCTTGACG